TCAAGGCTTAGGGATGATCGTTATTTCAAATCGACCACCCTTTACGACTTCACACCAAGTGATATCAACGTGCTTAACTTGCTCATCGTCTTTCCAAATATTGGCATGGGTGATGGCGTCAAATGGTGCTTTTAGATAGTTATCAATATCTCTTCTGTGATAAGTGGGTGGGTACATCTTCACAATGACGGATACATTTTCAGTAATTACCCTAGGCCTTGGTCTTAATTGGGTATAAATAGCAGCTATTGCACTAGCCCGAAATGCACGCCCTTTTGCACTGATTAACGTTTTACCGTTGATATTCCGCCAGCAAGCATTAACACTTGGAGGAAATGGCAACACTAAATAAATTGAATTGCTCATTTTGATACCACCTCATTCCAAATTGTTATTGCTGATGGCTTCTCATTTACTGCTGGGCCTTTCGCCCCACAGCTATGGCAGTAAACATAAAACCATGTGCGATATTCGAGAGTTTGAATGTGCAAATCTTCGCTACCGCATTTGCATTGGTGAATTTCTGGCATTTTGTTTTTCACGCCCTAACCCCCACCAAAAGTCTATCTAATTTCTTCAGCGTCTCGCTCCCCATATCGCCTATGTAAGCCTTTTCGACAACTTTAATGCCACACTCGAATCGAGGCTCAGGCTCACGCTTCTTGATTTCGTCCACTTTTTTAGGCTCAGCTGGTGGCTGCGCTTTAAGCTTTTCTGCCCTCTTTGGTTTTTCCTTCTCCTCTAACTTTGTCTCCCACACTGCCTTTAGCTTTGTAATTGCATGGGGATCGATGCTGTATTGCTTTGACCTCTGCTTAGCTTTCCCTGCAGGGAAATTGCCGACATATTTTATGCAGCCAATTTTTTCCAGCATTTCAAAAGTTCGGTGTGCAGCGGATGGTGAATAACTAGCAACATTTTTTAGGATCGCTGCATTTATTGTTTTAAATTCGCGTCCAATCCTAATGACTTCAATTCCTTGCGTGTATTGGTATTCAGTTATCATTTTATGCAGCCACCCTCTTCGCTAACCACCTAACTTGCTCTATGAATATTCTGCCTCGTTCCTCTAGATCCTCACGCTTGATATAATCAAATGGTTTACCTGTCCATGACTTATCAAAAACGACAATAGCGCCAGCAAAGAATGCCCCCGTTGGCTTCTGTTTATCATCTGATGGGTTAAACCACGCAGGGAGCTCAAACCCAATACGACCGCGAATGAAGCAAACATGATCTGCATTTTCTGGCCACCAGCTTTCACTTGTTGCCGCCTTCAGAAGAAAAACATAGCGACCGCCTTTCTCTCTCATTGCAAAGGCGTGGTTCATTATGTGGCCAACACCCGTTATAGCCTGTTTTTCGTGATATGAACTGCGTGAATATGGTGGATTACCAAATGCGGCACCGCCAACTTCTTTTAGCTTTTCCGACCAGTCTTGAGTTAAAGCATTATCTTCTGCAGTGTAGAAGTTAGGTGCCTTAGTGTTTTTACCGTCAGTAAATAAATCGAGTTTGAATAGCCCATATATCGAGCTGATACCCCAGTACAATTCATCGGGTGTACACCACTGATCCCCAATTTCATTAAGCTTATGTCGTGGTTTAGCTTTAAGCGCCTCGAGGCTTTGAATGTATTTATTCATCAGATAGCACCTCGCTGCTGGTGGGATTTAACATACTCGCGCATATGCTTATAACGCTGCTGAACTTGAAAATGGTCAGCATGATGGTTTAAGTGGCGAAACTTCCTGCAGGTCACTAAGTCACGACGGGATTGATTCCATCTGTTACGAAGCTTGCGAATCGTGCGCCATTTACGTATCTGTTTGAATATGGCAATCATGCCTAGTACGTCAACGCCATAGATTGTTTTAGTTTCACTACGCATCATGCTGTCACCTCTTTCGCTGCTAGCTCTGCTGCTTGTTGCCAAATACCTAACCATGCCTTGCGACCTACAAAATCCGACATGTTACGAACACCCTGTTTACCCGCTAATTCAGCTGCGATTTCCTCAATGCGGTTTTTAGGTGTTAGCCTTGAACCAATGATCCGTGTGTAAGCATTGTCACGTTCTACGGGGTCGATACTTACAGCAACTTCACCAGGCTTGAGCCATTTACCGTTAACACAGACGGGGCGACCAGCCTCATGCCATTTCTGAGCTTTTTCAAAGTACTCCATGCAGTTTTCAGGGCTAAATAATGTTTTCGGGCGTAGGTAATCACTCATTCTTGAGTCATTCAGCCACTTGGCTGTGATGTAGTCAGTCACCAGAATTAAATCATCTGAGGTGTAATTTTCAGCTAGACGGGCTCTGATATGACCCATAGTTGTTTTACCATCGCGATAACTTGAGTTAGTGACCTTGTTGAAATGTTCTAAAACAGCTTGCGCATGGTCGGGCTCAGCATGAGCCTGACAAAAAGAGTTACTCTCTGTTGTAATCTCTTGTGTATTCTCTGTAGTACTCTCTGTAAGATCAGGGCAATTTGACCCGTTCGATGAGGTCATTTTGGTACTGTTCGAACGTTTCATTTTGCGCTTATCGATAAGGTCATTTTGACCTGTTCGAGAGGCTTCGGCTGAACTGTTCGATGAGTTCAATTTGACCTCATCGGATAACAGCGCATGTTCATAATTTATAGAGTAATAATTTGTGCGGTCATGGGTTCGTTTATTGATTTGCTCAATATTTAATACACCCAATTTTTTTAAATTGTTAAATGCACGTTTAATTGTAGATTCAGAAAAATACGGGAATTGTTCACGCCATTCTTCAATAGTGTTATAAACCCAGCGCCTACCGTCATGATCAACACCTGACGAGGTTTCCGATAACCAGTATTGAACTTGCTGAAGCAATAAAGCCTCATTCAAGCCCAAGCGAACCGCCAGCTCAGGTATAACAATTTGTGGGCGTGTTTTAAGGAGTAATAAGCTACTCATACAGCCACCTTACTTAACTTCTGTGTAATATTTTTTGAATTGTTCGAGGGGCTCAAAACAGGGGTGCTCATAGTCATCGAGCATGAAAACAACCCGTTGCCTTGGTTTGTCCCACTCAACAACATGGACAATACGACCTCGCTTATCTCGGAAGTAACGATTAAGGTTTTTATGCTTTTCATTGCTCACTAACCTCTCTCCCACTGCGGAAATAGTATTTAGCCCAGCTATCTCTTAGGGCTTTGCTATCTACCAATTGTTGTTCGGTCTGGTAGTTGCCCGACTCGTCAGCTGAGGTTATGATTTCTACATATTGAAACGGACCACATTTCGATACAGGTAAGCATCTAAATTGCTTTTTTGATTGAAATTGGTTTACACTGCTCATGCTAGTTACTCCACACAAGTTGTTATTAGCACCCGACGCCTCGGACCGCATATCTGGGGCGTCAACCTTTCTAGCTATGCTCATCATTATTTAATTCCATATACTGTTTTTAATGACTCAATAAACCCTGCCGCGTACCCAAACACCTTTGCTAGCTTGCGATCTATTGCCTTAATCTCTTCATCAGTAAGAACACCGTCAGAAATGCTGTCTTGAATCAATACAGATAACGCACCTTGCATAGCACCAAGGTTCATTCGAATTTCAAAGAGCTCGACTGCATCTAAATTCTCAGGCTCAACTTTTGTTGCAGGAACCATCGAGTGACGATCCATGTGATACTCCACCAGCAACTTCGTACCTGATAATTCCTCCATAGCTTCAAGCTCATCATTTTCAAAGAAACGACAGCCGTTTTTCTCATACAGCTTGTTATTGAAAGTAGTTTCAGAAATACCCAAAGCGCCCGCCATCGCTGAACGACCACCAGGGAATGCCTTGCACATCTCTTTCACGACTTCTTTTAATGTTTGTTTACACATATCTACAATTCCGTTGTTTTGTTGGTAGTTAACTCAGTTAGTTGGATTTGTTATTGTTTGCCTGTTCCAATTAGTTCATACAGATCTGGTCTTATTTCATGAGGTAAAACAGCATTGTTGGTGGCTTTCACAATAGACATAACCAACCTTGCGTCTACACCACCTCCATGAAGCCAACGCCAAACTGTAGGTTGGCTAACGCCGCATAAGTCAGCTAGTTTTTTTTGCCCCCCAGCAATATCAATTGCTTTTTGAATTGCTTCGTTTTTCATTTTTTAACCCTTTTAGTATTGTCGTGAGATAAATAATAGCAATGAGTATTAATTTATACAATAGCAATGAGAATTTGATTTTTAATACGCATGACTATAAATTCGCATTCATGAAAACGACACTGTCTGAACGCCTTCAAAAGGCTATGAAATATAGGGGCAATATGACTCAGGGTGCTTTAGCTGAAGCATCAGGTGTTGCTCAACCTACTATCTGGCGTTTAGTTAATGGAAAAGCTAAAGGCTCTGTTAAATTAGTTGATATAGCTAATGCTCTTGGCGTGAATGTTGATTGGTTGGCGAACGGCATTGGGGAAATGGAAGGGTCTAATAACGAGCAAAAATTTAGGCTAGATAAATCTCTTAATATTTCAGTTTGGGATGAGACTGGTGAGACTGACGATTTCGTTTTATCCCCCATGGGCAAGCCATTACCGTCTTACCGTGCATATGTCCTTAGTCGCAATACAGGGTGCGCTGAGGCACCTAACGGGAGTATCGCTATTGTAGATACTGAGATAACACCAGGAACGGGGGATCTGGTGATAGCGCAGGTCAACAATTCTATTTCTGTATATAAATTTTTAGATGGTGGTAGTCACGGCTTCCTGTCAGTTGATGATAATAGAGTGCCATTGATTGATTTATCCTCTGCACTATTTATCGGAGTAGTTGTCTTTCTTGTTCGTGATTTCAGGAGGTAGCTTGTTTTCTTTTTTTTACTAACAAGCACCTCTCTATACTCACCAACCCCATCTCTCACCAAAACTATCACCATCGTCTCATTCCTCTCGAATATAACATCGTAGCTTTTGGTTATTTACTGTGTATTTATACAGTAAATTGCTTTATACTTTATATTCTCAAGTAAAATTTGCAAGAATTATTCTATAAAAATTCTAATAGCCTTTCGTATTATTATAAAAACAAAAAAATAATCCTTTTAATTTCAATCAAATGCAATCTATCTTAAAATAAATAAAATATACTTATTGCTATAATTAATACTCATTGCTATATTTATTCCATCAAGACAATTACTAGGTGGATATCATGCAAACCAATTCAAATGAACCAATCGTTACTTTCAGTGTGCCAATGTCGCAGGATGATGTGCGCGAGTGGATACTAGAAAAAGCCAAACAAATTAATAACCTGCAAAAACTACGCAACGAGCGTGATGAGCTGCAATCTAAACTCGAAAAGCTCGACGAAGAAATTGCAGAGTGCATGGATATGTGTGCAGTTACTGTTAGTGCTTAACTGAATTCAATTGTGTGGAGTACTTAGTATGGGAATGCTTATTTTAACTCGTCGAGTCGGTGAAACTTTAATGATTGGTGATGATATTAAAGTGACTGTTTTGGGTCTGAACGGTAACCAAGTGCGGATTGGTATTGAAGCCCCAAAAGATGTTGCTGTACATCGTGAAGAAATTTATCAGCGTATCTTAGCTGAAAATAGTATTGCCACTGCTAGTGATTGACCCTTGTAGTTTTTGGCGGTGTTGTGCCGCCCTTTTTCATAATACATAAGGCCACTGATATTCAGTGTTCATACTAGGTAAATATATTCATTATTTGTCAGTGGTCTTATTTATTATGTGTGGAGTTAATTATATTTGAGGAAAAAACAAATGAAACGTTTTCCAATAACTAGCTGTGTTATTTTTAAAGCTGAATTACCCAGCGCTGACGTTTTAGAAAATCATTTAAAAGAATTACCTTTTGTTGATATTTTAGAGTCACATTCTATTAGCTATGGTTTTATTCCGAATAAAATCACAGGTGAATTAGTTACGCCAATTGAAGGTGGCTATATTATTACTTTTCGTATTGATGAAAAGATACTTCCGAAAGCAGCTATCGCATTTGAAGTAAATAGACGCATTGAGAAATTGAAAGAACAAGGTATCGATGATTTTCTTGAAGCCGAACTAAAGCATATTGCAATAGAAGAAATGTTAAAGGTTGCTTTAACTAAAACAAAAATCATCACTGCCCTGTACCATGTTAAAAAGGGTTTCCTGTTTGTGTCCACAACGCGAAAGCCAGACCACCAAGCACTATTAGGTAGTTTAGTGAAAGCTTGCGGTACTGTAAAAACTGAAACTTTTCACATTGATGATGCAAAGAATGGGATTACAACACGGTTATCTAACCACATTGATAACCAACCACCAGCAGAGTGCTTTGGTCATGACCTTTATCCCGGAAATTTCCTTTTTGCTACAACGTAAGCTTGATAAAAAACTAGAAACCCTAAAATATGATGCTGAACTTAATTTAATTCGTGAGCAAGTTAAAGATTCAATTGATAGTCATTTTAAAGTTTGTTTAATTGAATTAAGTACCTTTGATATTAGCTTTAAGCTCACAGATGATTTTGACTTTAAAAATATCAAACCATTAGTAGAAATTGGCTGTGACGGAGATAGAGTTTTTCGCTATCGACACACAAACGCAGTATTTATGTTTCACATGGTTAATACAATTGAGCTATTGATTGAATTATTAAAATATAAAGAAGAATCAGAGTAACTATTTAACCAACACCAAGGAATTTAATTCTCTTTATTAAGAGACGGACTCTTATTATCTAAATTTTGTGTGGAGTATTAATTATGTCGAAAGAACTAACATTAAGTGAATTATTAACTCAACGTTGCGTTGAGTTTGCAAATAGCGAACAGGCCATAGAAATTATTGATAAAGGTATCACTAAATTATTTACCAGTGTTGTTGATGATGCCTTTCGTTCCTATGGTGATTTCGGTAAGGCTTTTAATAAGGCAATGGAAAGTGCCTTACCAGCGAATATAGAGGATGTAGTTGATTTGAAAAAATACAACACGCTGGTTGCTGAAAAAATGCGTAACTCTTGGGAGGATTCAGGTATTGAGGCTGATTTACAAGAAAAAGTTATCGCTTTAGTAAAAGATTTCACAAGTGACGATGAGTGCCCTAAATACATAAAAGCATCTGATTTGTGGGAGGCATTTATAGAGGATAAAAGCGAGTCAGCAATGGAAAACCAATGGGAGTCACCGCAAGTCTTTATTAATGATGAGCATGATGGGTTTATTCAAGTCGGCATACATCCAGAAGAAAGGTCAACATCAAGATACTCATCTAATTCAGTTAGCGCATATAGCTGTGATTATAGCTTCCATTTAAGTATTCAACGCACAGGGGGTTACCGCAGCGAACCTCTACTGCAGGATGGTAATAATGTTTATGAGTTAATTGGGGGTAAGGTAAATGACAGGATTTTAGGTAAGAAAATAGTTAAAGCATATTCCCGTTTCGACAAATTAGTCTTAGCGCTTTATTACGGTGGGAGTCTCTTGGTGTGGGATGAGTCACCAGAAGGTATTTGTTATAGCAATGGCTGGGATTAATGAGAGGCTGATTATGTCCAATGAAATTAAATTTGATGCAGATATATTGCTCGAATCAGTTAACGCCCATGGTGCTGATGGCCATGTTTACAATGATACAAAAAAACGCTTCTTTAATGGCGCTCAAATACATACATCACCAGTAGTTAATATCGATACTTATCTTGCTGATGGTTATATACAAACAGTTAATTCAGTTTACAGAATTATTGTGTAGGGGGTGCATATGTCTATTAAACCTGAATTAGTAGAACGCGACGAAAATGGCTACTGGGCTCATTCTCAAATTCCTGTAAGTGAAGATATTGAATTTTTAAAACAGTGGTTTGATAACAACTGTCTTGAAATTTGCGGTGTCTGTATGGATGGAGATATTGATGAAAGTCACCCAACATTCAAACGCTATTTTATAGATGGTGCTTGCGATATCTCAGGGTGGGTACCGAGCAAACCGCAAGGTGATGGTTGGTTTATCGGTGGTATTTTTGAATCAGAAGATGGCCCTGTTTGTTCATGGCTAAGACCAGATGTAGCAAAACTAAAGGCGAAATTCATCAAAGCGCATAAGGAAGCTGAAAAAGCTGCATTTGAATATTTCTGCGCCTGTGATGTTGGTGATGAACGTATTCAAGCTAGTGAGGTTTATGAACGCATTAGAACTGCTACACGCACAGGTGGCTGATATGAAGAAAAAAAATCAACACGTCTGTGATTATCAAGGGTATGACTTTGGCGCTCATTATATTGATAGTCAATGTATTGATGGTTATCTGTGGAATTTGGATGCTTGTGATGATAATGGAAATTTATACGAACCAATGGAAACTATTCCATGCCCTAAATGTAACTCAGATGCATGGTTAGAAAATTATCGCTGGTTGTTTATCAATGATGGCGCTAACCATGGCTGTACAGGTTTGCCATTCAACAAAATTGGACGCCTATATATTAACGAGGAAATTAGAGCCAAGCCCGGCGCAGTTAAGAAAATATACCGCTGGTTAAAGCGTGGTTATTACTATGGATTAAAGAATCGCCACTAGCTCGCAGGGATGCAATGAAAAAAACCGCCGACTTAGACGGTATAATTACTACAAGGGAATTACTCATTAAATGAAGCTTACACGTGGCTTCGATAACCAAATTACACTAATACAAACAAATAGATACTTTTATTTGGATAATTCGCAAAAAAATGCCGCCACGGAGCGGACGGCAAGGGATTGTCTAGATATGTTTATAGTTTCTCTGTGTAAGCAATTTAAGCATAGTTAAGGCATGGAATTTAGCAAGGAAGCTAGATAAAAAAATGCCGACACAGGGAGGTCGGCGAAAATTGCACAGCTTGTTACTACTCTTTCGGGGTTAAGTGTAGAAGGTAAATAAGCGTTTGCCATGAAACGTTTTAATCCTATCGATTAAATAGATGCAATGAATAAAAAAATGCCGACACAGGAAGCATCGGCGAGGACTACAAAAATAATTAGAAAGTTCAAATTAACTATAGGTCATAAATTAAAAACAATGATGAATTATTTTAATTATATCGATTAAATAGATGCGATAAGAGGAATGAATAATGGAAGCACAGGAATTAATTGAAATGACGCATGAGCAACAACGGGCATTTAATAGAATTAAGAAAGCGGTTAATGATTTTAAAAAGTCTGGCGGGAAATTCTACACAGTTTTGGCAAAAATACATGGATTAAACGGGAAATATGTTGAAAGCATAGAGGCTGATTATTTATGTACCGGCAAGCCAGATGGTCATTTAGATACACAGCTTGATGTATCAATTGATTTTATAAGCGATAGTGGATTTAGTGGCTTCGCTGATGATACTCACATGATAAAGCTAACTGATGAAGGTTTGGCATTATTGAATGAAGAAGATTAAAGGTGGAGTGATGGATAAATATGATAAAGAACAAATGAAGCTTGGCGTTCTATTTGCACGTAATCATTTAATTAGTGCATATCGAGCTAACTTTATTGATTGTGATTCAAAACAATTCGCAAAGTTTATGAGGCTACTCTCTCACGTAGCAAATGAATCAATTGATATTGAATTAATGATGCCTGATGTACTGGCATGTAATGAACAAGCTGAAGAATGGATTAAAACTGAAATGAAACAGCAGAATGAGGTATAGCATCCACCAGCATTTACTTAAATCAGTTAACGAAGATATTTAATTTTTAAATCTGTATGCGGCAGATGTGGAGGCAATTATGTCTATTAATAGCATGGGTAAATTGATGAAGGCCAGTAAATGGGCTCAGCGTGAGTTTGAAAAAGATTCTATACCCACCCCAAAAACACTTAAAAGATGGGTTTCTAATGGGGTTATTAATGGAAAAATTATAGACCAGTCAGTCTGGATTTTTTCTAGTGAAAAAATGGGTGTCACTTCTTCAATCTCAAGTCATGTAAATGCTTTGATAGAGGAACAGTAAATGGCAGCAAGGCCAAGAAATAGGCAATACAGACACTTGCCAGACTTTCTCAACTTTGACAAAACCCGCCAGCGTTACGTGTTAACGCTGATAACGGGTAAACGAAAAACCATAGGCACCGACCGTGCCTATTCAATCGCTGTCGCGCGTGAGTATAACTTAAGAATGCGCCCAGAAACCGCTGTCAGCTTAAATGGGCTAATTAATGAGTCTGGCGGACTCAAGGGTGAAGGTGAAGCTTTATCTATTCATATGGATAGATTAATGGAGCGCATTGTTAAAGATGAGCAGCCAGCAAAAAGCACCCTATCCGATTGGAAAAAAGACATTGAGCGCATAAAAGAGTTTTTTAGTGATATTGCTTGTTGTGATATTACTCTAGAGCATGTTAACGATTATATAAACCATTACCACGCTGATGGATCTGCTAACGTCCAAAATCGAAAAGTATTATTTTTGAAGAAAATATTTAGCTACGCAATGGATGAATCATTAATGCTAGATAATCCTGCCACACGTAAGAAAATGCGAAGATTGGAAGGAAAACAAAGAAAGCGTCTATCATTTGAAAACTTTATTAAAATACGCAATTTTGCGGAGCCTTGGCTACGTACAGCTATGGATCTAGCTTTACAGACAACACAAGCAAGGCTTGAAGTTTCAAGAATAAAATACAACATTAAAAAACCCAAAGAAGGCGTTTGCGGTTGTGTATGGCTTGATGTGCCAGTAAATGGTATCTATGGAACGTTATATATCCATAGGCAAAAGGTTAAAGATAAAGAAGCGGCCCATGTTGCAATTCCAATCGGTGGCGAATTAAAGCGGATCATCGAGGAAAGCAGAGATAACATTGCAAGCCCCTATGTTGTTCATCGGCTACCAATAAAAAACAGCAACCCGATTAGCTCAGAGGTTCAGCACCCTACACAAGTGGTACCTAGTTATCTAAGTCGAGCATTTTCAAAGGCAAGGGATAAAGCAGGAGCATATGCAGACTTACCACAAGAACAACGGCCAACATTTCATGAAATAAGGGCTTTAGCAGCTCATTTATTTGAGAAGTCAGGCGTAGATCCTCAAGCAAGGATGGCGCATAGTGATGCGAAATCCACTAAAATTTATACGCAAGATCATGTTGAGTGGGTCAGCGTACCGCATGCTGAAATTAAGGTGGGATAG